ACCGGCTTCGGTAACAGCGCCAGTACCAGTACCAGCTGGGAAACTGGCTACGTAAGTAACAACGTTGGTAGACGAAGTCGCTGACGAAAAAGTTACCCGTGAACCTGAAATTGGGGTTTCCAGCGCGGTATCACCAACCGCTGCTGCGGTAGTACCCGTCCCCAATCCCATGTGCGTCATGGCTGCTGGCGAATTGGTCGTTTTGAGCATTGAAGACGCAATAAAGGTCTTGCCTGCGGTAACAACCAAATTTTTGAATTCACGAGAGTCTTTGACATTGCCTTGTGCGTCAAAAACTTTGACGAAGACGTTGCCAGTGACTGTAAGTTTATCGTTCAACATGAACTTCTCCTGTTAAAAAGTGAACTGAATTCCCACGTAGTCTTCAGCAAAATATGTGATGTCACAATAATCTTGTATCGACCCCACTCCTGCGTCCGACAATGAAAAAGAATCTGTTGCAGAAGAAGCAGTACTGATCACTGCCGCTTCCGTAATCGTAACAACATTGGCTGTAAAGTCAATGAATTCAAAAGAAATACCATCGCCAACATCGGCAAGGTCATTCATTGCAAACGCTTCAGTCAAAAACTGATCAAAGGCGTAATAACTTGAGTCCCCAGAAGTAACAGTCTCAACTTTAATAGCTGGGGCAAAAGACAAAGACGATGTGTCTGACAAAGTCAACGTGTCAAAAACGTCTCGAATATAAATTAACATTACCAAAGCGCTATCACTAAAAGAAACTGTTTCAGCAACTGGCTTTTGAAAATTCAAAGCCGGGGAATCATTTGTTGCTAGGCTTTCAGTAACAGTCCCAAGAGTAAACGCTAGGGCCTTTGTGTCGGCAACAGAAATAGTTTCTGTCTTTCCAAGTTGTGAAGTTTTTACGCTGCTATCGGACAATGTAACAGATTCAGTTTTTGCAGCGGGAACAAACGACAACGCAGAGATGTCTGCAATAGTCGAGGAATCAGTAAGGGGTTTGGAAAACGTCAAGACCGAACTATCGGCAATTCCAATTGTTTCCGCGCTAAACCTAAACAACCCGCTTGTGTCCATACGCGCTGAAGACGACAACAAAATGTAAGCAATCTCGGACACTGGCACTACATAAGTGGCAGTCCTTGAAAGATTTACAAAAGTGACGCTGGCGCGTAGGGAGGTGTCTGCCATCAGAAGTCTTCGCGTAACTTGAACTTCAGTACGTCATACACAGTTTGGATTTGCCCGTCGGAGAAAGTAATTTCAATCTCACCTTCGTAGTCCCCGGCTGCGCCTTGCAGCATCACAGGGGCCGAGGCTGGGTAAAAGGTAACTTGTCCGTTTGGCCCGTCTGTAATAGACCCTACAACCGTGGCCTGCAACGTGGACGACCCAACTGCTCGAAAATACAAACGAGAAGTAGCCCCTGTTAAAACAACTGCTGCTCCAGTAGTGCTATCTGTGATGTTACACACCAGTGCAGGGCGTGTGTCATTCGTGACCAGTTTAATTTTGTCAGTCATACAAGCCTCTGGAATTCAATCGCAACAGACGCACGGGTCAAACCTTTGTTCACTTGCGTGCGCACATCCGCCATCACGTCGTTAAATCTCTTCAAGTAGTCAAGAGATGTTCTGAGGTCGTAGTATGGCTGGTTTGGAGTATTGTACAAACGCGCCCTTGCCCCATACGCAATATCCTCAAGGAATCGTTCGTATATTTCTTCTCGAATCGTTGTAGATGAGCGAGTTGGTTTGAGGGCAATCCGCAACTTAATTTGGTTGGCTTGCGTGACTTGAGGATACGGAACCAACTGCACTTCTTGTGAAGATGGTCTGAAATAATAGTAGGGGTTCCCCGCCAACGTATTCCAATTGGTTGTTCGGTAAATCTGTGTCAACTGCTCAATGGCTCGTGGAACCAAAAAGACATCTCCGTACCAAGCTTCGACAATGTCTGCAATTTTGTAGTTGTCGTCCGGCTCAAGCTCGTACACTGCAACCCCAGAAATACCCGCTATAGGGTCAAGGTTTTCTTGGATATACCTGGTTTCCTGGCAAAACTCAATACAAGAATTGCGGATTGCATTAAGCGCCACAACTTCTGGCACATCTTTTACAAACTGCATAACTTCTGGCAAAAACAAGTCGTACGCAACTTCACTCATGACATTGATCCAGGTAAAGAAGGGTTACGTGGAAGCAGAGCCAACTCTGGCGATCCTCTCATTTCGGACTGCTCTTTAACACCTGTGGCAGCAGTGAACGTTGTCAGATACATCTGCCCCAAAGCAATACCAGGAGCATACTCGGCGTCTTTGGTGCAAGCTCTAAACAGCATGTAGTCAAGCAGCGGGCCTTGGAACACATCAAACACAGGAATTACTTGCGACTCAGACGTCAAGTCAGTCGGCTGCATTGAGTAGTTGATCTCAAGATAGTTTGTCCCAGTGCTGGGCGGGTACACGTAGTACGCCGTTTGATCTTGAAGGTCGTAAATGTAATTTGTGGTTGTCGTACTAGCCGTGGCCGTATGCCAATTTGGATTGAACGCATCCAACAACTCACGCGAACTGATACGAACAGCACGGCCAGGAGTCGTGCCAGTCGTGCCCATATTTCGATAAACGCTTAGAAGCATCCATCCGCCGCTAGGCAGTGTCTGTCTTGTGCCAGCTGCAAGTTGTACCGCGCTTCTTGTAGCTGAGGCATTAGGCTGCATGACCACAATTTGCCGCAGGCCATCATTAAGCCATCCCAGAAGTTCTGCTCTTGTCCAGCGAACCCCAGAGATGTCAATAAGCTGTGTGGCAGCTTTGCTGATAATTGTGCCTGCGGTAACTGTACCCATGCAACTTCTTTCGATGAATAGGGGCCGAAGCCCCTATTTGATTAGGCCGAAATCATGGCGTACCAGTTCAAGCCATCAGCAGTTACGTAACGAGCACATTTAGAAACGGCTTGTGAGTAAGATGCGTTGGCTGAACCGCCATTGATAGTGCCGCCGACTGGTGGGAACACGATCAAAGCGTTGGTAGCTTGGCCATTCAGGATGAGGATATCAGCGGCTCCACTGCCAGCTGGCAAAATCGCTGCGCCAGTAGAGGCAACGGTAGCGAATACAGTGATATCGGCAGTGATTGCAACAGCAGTAGCTTGCGTAGTGGCGCTAGTGACTTGACCAGTCAAAACGTCACCAGCAATCAACTGTTGTGCAGCCTCAGCCCATATACCTTGTCCGATGATCTTTGATTCTTGAGACATGATAAATCCTATGTGTGGTGGTTTAAAGAGACGGGGCCGAAGCCCCGCCTTATTCTTTAGCCTGCGACTTGCAACAAGGCCAAGCCGTTTGCTTGAGCGACTTGGGTGCCGTAGACGTTCAAACCACGAACCAACGTACCGAAGTCGTTGGGGTTCTGCAAGGACTCAACCTTAGCGATCTGAGACGCAAAGGTGATGGCAGACTTGTGGCCTGCAATCACAGCGTGACGCTTCAACGCGTTAGACAAAACAGCATCAGTACCGGTGTTGGGGTTCATGTAGGTCTTGCCAACAGCGCCACGGGGGACGAGGTTGGAGACATACACGCTGAAGCGGTCGATCATGCCGATCTTGCCGTTACGCAACACGCTGGCAGCGTCACCCATGAACTGGGCTTGAGCCAAGTTCGATTGCATCAGGATCTGACGCTCGGTGGGGGTGAGGATCAACCAACGGTCGGTCTCGGGCACATTGTTCTCATCCAACACGCTGGACAAAGCAGTGATGCTTGACAGGATGTTGGAGGCGGTCAACGTGACGGGAGCCAGATCGGTGCCCAGGTTGAACGCGCCAGAGATTGCACCAGCGGTAGCGCCTTGGTTGGCGGCAGCGCCTTGGTTGAAGTTGGTATACAGAACGTCTTTGTCGATCTGAATCTTCATCTGCATGGCGGCGTCGTTGGTGAACATGTCCATCAACTTGGGCTTGGCTTGCAGTTCCAAAACGTTGTTCACGTTCACGCCAAAGTACTTGCCCTTGTTGATCACCAAAGTGATGGTGCTGGGAGCAGGCACTTCATAAGCCAGATTCTGGCCGATGCTGTAGCTGTTGATCGTGATGGTGGGGATCGTGTTGATGATCACGGTGTCGCCCATGCCGGTGATGTCACCTTGCCAATCGGTGTTGGCAATTTCGCCAAAAACGGTGGCGGCATAGAACTTCTGGGCCAGCTTGCCAGACCAGAGGGCGGGGATAAACGTACCCGAATAAGCGGTGCCGGAATAGGCTACTTGACCACCGGGGGTGTTGAAACCGCCAGAGTTAATCGGATAGGCTGCTACTGCGGTAATTGTAGACATGGCTACTTCCGTCTTCAGTTAAAAAACTTTTGAGCCATGCGTGGGTCGTTTAACGAATACGGCCTTCGGCTTGGGCGGCGTTGATTTCTGCTTCCATTTTCACCGCCTCTTCGTTTGTCAACCGGCCTTTGATCCACTCGTTGTAAAAATCCGAAACTTCCTGTGAGGAATAGATTCGTTTTTCTCCAGCCGAAGTAGTAGCAGGCGTCGAACGGGAGCGGGTCGGCGCTACTTGACTTTGAAGATTCGGCTGTCGCTGTTGCGTAGGAGGAGCAATCATGTTTCTGTACTGCTTGAAAATCGTAGCCGTTCTGGCTGCGTCAAATGCCTCATAAGCATTTGTCAATGCGTACTGGCGGGGTAGCCCATAAATGGGATCAACCTCTGCCAACCATGACAGGAAACCTTGGTCTACGTTTAAGGCTTCCCAATCAGGAACTTGTGCAGACAGCGCAGACAGAAACCGATCTTTATCGGAAACACCTTGCCGTTCACTCACGTTCCCAAGCTTGCTCTTCAGTTCGTTCACTTCCGAAAGCAACTGACTTTCTCGGTCGCGGAATCCCGCTACTTTCTGTTCAGTCGCACGGTCGATCAAATCCAACAGATCAGAACCAAATGCTTCTTTGTCTTGTTCAGTGATAAGAGTCTTGGCCGTACTCGGTTGTTCGTATGCTTGCTGTGCTTTTGACGAGGCGTTCTCTGCGATTAGGGTCTGAACTTGGACATTCAGTTCCTTCATCTGCGAGTGCAAGCGTGGCACTTCTGCATCGTACATACCCTTGAGCGTAAGGTACTTGCGTTCCCACGTTTCTTCGGATACCGATTTTGGTTGCGGCTCTTGCGAGACATGCTGCTGCGGCGGATCAGCCGGGGGTTGAGGGTCTAAATTTGGAACAGTCTCCGTGTTATCGGTCTGTCCTGTCATTTGGGCTACAAACGCATCTGCGTCATCAACTTGTTGCTGAATAGCTCGTGGCAATGCCATATCTCTATCTCCTTCGCTCCGACTACGCTCTAGGACTCCGGCTTTACGGTCAGTCCAAGTTCGCTTACGGTCTGCTACTTGGTTAATGTTGCGGTGTCGCGCTCCGACTTAACGGTCTGCTTGTCACCTACGGGTTTTGGCGACCAGCGTTTCCGCTTGATCCACCATCTCAAGGATTTCCTTGAGTTCGAGGTTCCGGCCCTGGAGCCGGGACTTCATTTCTTCACCTGTTGCTTCGCCAAGTCTTTCGAGAGTCTCTTGACGCCGCGATTTCAAAAATTCTACCAAAGGTTGCATCTCTGGGGTGCGCATCAGTGCAAGGCACCGGGCACACGTTTGCCCATAGCGTCGATGTTGCCATCATTGCCGCCAGCGCCTTGAGTAGCGGGGCCTTTGGACATACCGTCAGTTTTGGCTGACTCTTGTTTGTACTCAGCTGAACGCTTTTCCATTGGGTTTACTGCTTGCATGGGTTTTACTCCTTTGTGTGGATGATATACGAGAACTTACCGTTGTCAACTACCAATCCCGGCTGCTGGTGCAAAATTATTTGCTACCGGCGCACCGTTCTGGAGTTGTGCTCCTGGCCGCTGAACTGGAGGCGTACCCCCGGCAGCGGCTTGCCCATTCTGCTGAGCCGTCTGCGCTTGCTGTTGTTGCATCATCTGTGCTTCATTTGCCAGTCGCTGTTTGAGGATTTCAACAGGGGGAACAATGTGGTCAGGGTTGAGGTCAAGCGTTTTGGCCGACTGACGCAGCAACTCTGCAATGCCTTCCATGCCGATGACTTGCTGGACAGCAGGGCTTTGCAGGGCGATCTGGAGGAACTGGTTCTGGCGAACCTGAGCCTGTTCTTTCTGCACCAAGGACGCAGCGCCACGAGCGCGGACATTGACATCCCCCTTGAGGTCTGGGTCTGTGCCGTACCGCATATTGTAGAAATACAACCGATCAATGGCTGGCTCGATAACCGTACGGTCAATGTTGGCAATCACCTGCTTGATAGATTTGCCAGCGTTGCTCATCAGCATGTTCATGCCTGTAGCCGTGCGGCCTGCACCACCTGCGGGGCTGTCCCCCGTCATATACCGTGGAATGCCCGTGTATTCGTCAGCCAGGGTGGCAAACTTCTCATAGACCGCCATAAGTTCAGCAGCCAATGAATTGGGCTGGTAGAACTGCATTGGAGGTGCTGCTCCCGCCAGTGGGTCAGACGTAACCTGCCAGACTTTCCAGG